TGCCAGTGCCTATGTAGTGCAACACTACAAGGCGCTCTATAAAGAAAAGCATGGTTCATTGTCTGGCGCCTTTAAGGCCGATGGCGAAGAAATCAATGCTGATGATCTTGAGCAATGGTTCCAAGAAAAGTGGGTGAGGATTGGTGGCAATGGCGAAATCCTTGGCCCTTGCGGCGATCGTGGCGAAGGGGAAGGAAAGCCTAAGTGCCTGCCGCAGGCTAAGGCCCAGTCAATGAGCAAAAGCGAGCGTCAAACGATTGTTGCCCGTAAGCGTGAAGCCGACCCTGATCCCGAAAGGAAAGGCGCCGCGAAGATGGTGAGCAGCAAGGTTGACGCCATTGATCCCATTAAGGCTTCTGGCACCATTGTTGGTGGTATTGATGAGGCGGCCCTCATTGAAGATGATGACATTAAGGCGGCTTTAGAACAGTGGCAAAAGGAAGCGCCAGAACGTTACAAAACTCTGTTGGAAGCCACTGACTTAGATCCGCAGCAACAATGAGCGAAGAACTATCGCCAGTTTCATTGCTTGCGGAAGCAGTGTTACTGAGCACGCGCTTAGACGAAGATTGGTCTTATGATCCGCGCACTGGCCGCTATCGGGCTGCTAATGGTAGGTTTTTAAGTGGCAAGACTGTAGAAGCGATTGTTGATGGGCGAATCAATAGCCTTAAAACAAAACTGAGAACTCTCACGGCTTCTCTCATTGATAATTCCCTTTCCATTGAACAATGGCAAGTGCAAACACGGGCGCTGCTCAAGACGGCCCACATTCAGGCGGCATTGGTCGGCAATGGCGGCCAGCAAGGGATGGACGCTGCGGCATGGGGGCGTGTGGGCTGGCGCTTGCGGGAGGAGTATCGCTACCTTGAGGGCTTTGCTAAGGACTTGCTAGAGCAGCGAGTATCGGCGCCAATGGCACTGGCCAGGATTAGCCTCTATGGCGATAGCGTTAGGGGCTCCTACTGGACTGGCACCACCATTCGGCAAGAGAAGCAAGGCTACACGCTAATGAGACGCATTTTGGACCCACAGGCTCAGCATTGTGAAGACTGCATCCGCTATGCCGTCGCAGGAATGGTGAGCGTGGGCGTTTTGCCAATGCCAGGTCAACGTTGTGCCTGTCGGGCTCGCTGTCGCTGCACCGTCAAATACTACAGGAGCCAAATGCCCTAGCCTTTACCATCGTCTCCCCAAAAGCAAGAATCGCCATTACGATAATGGCAGTTATTTTCTTGCAGTGGCGCGAATCCTTTATTGCGGCGACGTGGGAGCCCAAACGGGCTTTGGCAGGGTGGCAGAAGAACTCATTCCTCGCCTTTGCGATGACCATGAAATTCATGCCTTGGCCGTGAATTGGTATGGTGATCCGTCGCCAATGCAAGAGTATTGCAAGATGTATCCGGCAAGTGCTGGCGGCCCTGATCCTTTTGGCTCCCATCGTATTGCTGAGATTGCGGCAGCAATTAAGCCGGACCTTGTGTGGATCACCAATGACCTGTGGTGTATGCCACCCCTGCTCCAGGCGCTCAAGCCTGTCCGGGAATCAGTGCCGATGAAAGTCTATGGCTATGCCCCCATCGACTCCTATGGTATTTTCCCTGAGTTTATGGCAAGCCTTGATGGGCTTGACGGGCTTGGCACCTACACGCAATTTGGTCGTGAAGAGCTTCTGAAGGCAGGCTATGGCAAGGAAGTGGATGTGATTCCGCATGGTGTGGATCGCACTAAGTTCTTCCCCATGGACCGCGAAGAATGCCGCCAAGGGCTTGGAATTGCGCCTGATGATTTCGTGGTTTTCAATGGCAACAGGAATCAGCCCCGCAAGCGGATTGACATTACCATCAAAGGCTTTATCAGGTTTGCAGTGAATAGCCCCAGGGCAAGACTGTGGCTGCACATGGGCATCAAAGATCAGGGTTGGGACATTATTCCACTGTTTAATCGTGTGGCAAGGGACTACGGCTACGATCCCACCAATCGCCTGATTCTCACCAATGCTAATTTCAGCGTCAATAACTGCCTGTCCATTGAAAGCCTGAATCGGGCATACAATGCGGCGGACATTGGCGTGAATACTTGCATTGCCGAAGGTTGGGGGCTGGTCAATTTTGAACACGCCGCCACTGGCGTTGCCCAACTTGTTCCCGACCATACAAGTCTTAAGGAAATCTTTAGCGACGTGCCGCGCATTGGCTGCTTGGAAAGCGAAACTGATCGCGGGTATGGCTTGGAACGCCCTGTGCCATCATCGGAAAGCCTTGCGGAACGGCTTGACTACTACTATCAATCTCCAGAGGCCCTTCAAGCCACTGGCAAATGGTGCTACGAAAAAGCTTGTAATCCTGCTTATGAATGGCCAACGATTGTTGGACAAATGAAGGGCATCATTGATCGCACGCTTTCTGCGCCTGCTCCCAGCAAGTTCAAGGGCTTTGGCACTCCCGTGAGGCTGGGCTGATGCAAGTTTCACAAATCTTCATCACTGATGATGACAGTATTGAACTGTCACCATACTTGCAATATGCCACTGGCACTGTCAAGGAAGTATTTGCGAATTGCGAATACAAGCTTTATTCCAACAGTGAATTGCGCAGTCTGATCGCTCAATACTATGACGATGAAGTGGTATGGGCTTACGACACTCTTAGGCCTTATTCCTACAAGGCGGACCTTGGGCGATTCTGTATTCTCAATGCCATTGGAGGCTGGTATTTTGACATTGGCGTGAGGGCAGTAGCGCCTGTGGAAATTGGTGAACGGATTAAGTTTCTGGCATTTCGTGACATTCAACGGTTTAGTTTTACGAGCTTTGCTTGCGCTACCACTGTTCTGTATTCACAGCCCAACAATCATGCTCTTGCCATTGCTATTCGTCAAATCGTAGAGAACTGCAAGAACAAATACTATGGCATCACGCCATTGTGCCCCACTGGCCCCACTTTGCTTGGGCAATCACTGGCAAGGCATGGAAGTGATGCCGACTATGTATTTGGCGACTATCTAGAGCTAACTCCGTTGCACGAACAAAAGAATCGCGCTTTCGTTCTTCCCGATGGCACAATTATGGCTTGGAGTAAGCCTGCGGGCGGTGGCGATTTAACTGCTCTTGGCGCCGGCAAGACAAACAATTACAACGAACTTTGGGCTAAGAGGAGTGCTTATGAAGCCTGAAGAGTTGACAATTTATGCTGGAACAATTCTTAATCAGCCTGTGCGTTGGACTAGCCAATGCAAGGTAGTGCCAGTCCTTTGCGGACGTAAACAATTACGGGCAATGGACAAGCAAGTGGAAGAAATGCTCGGTTCCAATGAGTATGTTTTTGACGATGGGGAGCCTTCTCTGTATAACAAAAACTGGGCCGATTTGTCTTGTGTTGAAACGGTTCTTCAGAAGGAGTTTAACTCAGAACTAGATAAGCAGATTGGCAATGCTCAGTATCGCAGGGCTTGGGCTGAAAATGCTATTGAGCCCTCCCATCCTGACGTGCTATACGTTCCTGAGCCTGCAGTGTTTGGCTGTTCCCTGAAAAAACAATTTGAGGCTGGCCATGCCGGCTTCCCAGGGTATGAGCTTTCAATGGAAGCGGCCCGCAATGGTTTATTGCCATTGTCAGAAAATGAACTCAGCCAAGTCTGGAATCAAAATCAATTCCATGGCTGCCTGATGGCGCGTGGCCCGGCACGACTCTACTTGCCATTTATGAATACCCTCATTTCTTCCTTTTGTTGGCCACTGTGGAGCGAGTACAAGGACGTTTTTGTTTCATTTTCTGGCTACAACGCTCGCGGGCTTGCTTTCCTTGCCGAACGCCTGTTCACGGCCATGGTCCTGTATCGTGATAAGCTATCGCTGGGCGAAATCCAGACCGCTCCCATCGTTTTCTATCCTGACTGATGTTTCATTCAAGCGATCCCTTTGACCACTGGATTATTGATGATTTCCTGCCCATTGATGTAGCTAGGGGCCTAGAAAAAGAGTTTCCAGCGTTCGATGATTCGATGTGGCTTGATTACAGTAGCCCGTGGCAAGTCAAACGCACTTGTAATCATTGGGATCGCTTCCCCGCTCTCACTTATTCAACAATGGAATGGCTCCTGACCGTAGGGCCTTTCATTGAATTGCCTTTTGAAGTGGTTCCTGACATTGGTTTGCATGGTGCAGGATGGCATGTTCATGGTCGTGGCGGCAAACTGGACGTGCATCAGGACTATTCAATCCATCCCAAATCCGGCCATCAGCGTAGGATCAATTTAATCCTTCACCTCACGGAAGAATGGGAAGAGCAATGGGGAGGAGGGTTGGAATTATGGAGCCATAATAAAGAAACCAATAAGCCCGACAAGCTTGTAACCACTATTCCCTTTAGGTTTAATCGTGCAGTGATTTTTCGCACGGATCAGCAATCTTGGCACGGACTTCCCACGCCCTTAACCTGCCCTGAGGGAAAACTGAGAAAAACCTTAGCAGTGTACTACGTTAGCAAACCAGAGGATACGGCGGCATCAAACAAGCGTGCCGTTTTCGTGCCAACACTTCCCCTTGGCCGCCAAGTAGTCTAAGCTAGTCCCACTGCCTTTTCGCCATGGCCCACGAAGCTCAAGCCCAGTTCATTCGTAGCGTTAAGGATGAACTTCCAGACTTCTTTAATGGTACAAAAGTGCTGGAAATTGGGAGCTTGAACATCAATGGCACAGTGCGTCAATTCTTTGATTCCCCCAAGCTCTATATTGGCTTGGACGTGGCGGAAGGCCCTGGCGTGGATGTGGTGAGCTTGGGCCATGAATATGACACTGAAGAACGGTTTGATTGTGTGATTTCATGCGAGTGCATGGAGCACAATCCTTACTGGCGTGAAACATTCCTCAATATGGTGCGGCTTTGCAAGCCCGGAGGAATGGTGCTGATGACCTGTGCCACCACTGGCAGGGCTGAACACGGCACTCCGCGCTCATTGCCTCAAGATAGCCCCCTGACCGTCGCTGCAGGATGGGACTACTATCGCAACCTAACTGGCGAGGATTTTGAGCTTGAGATTCCCGAGTTTGATAATCTGTTCTCACTTTGGACTTTTCAGAACAATCCGCAGGCTTGTGATTTGTATTTTGTTGGCATTAAAGTAAAGGAAGCATAAGTGACAGTATGACCAGCAAAGAGCGTAGTGCCAAGGTTCGTAAAGTAATGCGAGAGTTCAAGGCAGGTACGCTTAAAAGCTCTAGTGGGCAAAAGGTGGAGAATCGACGCCAGGCCGTCGCCATTGCTCTTTCCGAAGCTGGC